TCACATCACCGGGCAGTCATCAAACTCTGCAGTCCTGGCATTATTGATAATGTAAGTGATCACCCCGAATACAGTATGTGAAGAACTGTAGCTATCATCGTCTACTGGCAACTCCTCCCTTCTCCCGTTCTCCAGATTTATCAGGTGGGGCTGAGGGTGGGTTCGGTATCGCTTGATCCTGAATTCCCCATCTATCGCGCATATCAGCAGCGAGCCATCGCAGGCAGTGAGTGACGCATCCACAACAAGCAGCGCGCCCTGGATTATTCCTTCTCTGAAATGTGAACGCGATGCCCGCATGAAATAAGTCGCAGCTGGCTGGCTAATTAGCTGCTGGTCGAGGGAGATCTTTGTTTCAACGTAATCACTGGCAGGTGACGGAAAGCCCATGGCTATAGTCCTCCGTTTGGATTGAACAACTGAAAGGTACGGTTCTCGCCTTCCTGCGTTGATACATCGCGGAATGTTGTCACATACCACTCGATCCATTCGTTGGCCTGCTTCATCGTCCAGTTCCAGTTAACCTTGCTCAGTTCCTGGACAAACCGCTGTGTGGTGACGGTCTTCCGGCCATTTGGTTCCTGCTGTATCGAAGCATACCAGGCTATTTCAATATCGCTGCGTCGTGGCATCATCACGCCCTCTCTTGAATACCGGATAAAAACACAGTATAAATACTGTATATCCATCCAGTAAAGAGGCAATGAGCAATGTTCGTGGAACTCGTTTATGACAAAAGGAATTTTGATGGGCTGCCCGGTGCAAAAGACATCATTCTGGGCGAATTGAGTAAGAGGGTTCACCGGATCTTCCCCGATGCTGATGTTCGGGTTAAACCGATGATGACACTGCCGGCGATCAACACTGACGCCAGCAAGCATGAGAAGGAACAGATAAGCCGTACTGTTCAGGAAATGTTTGAAGAGTCTGATATGTGGCTGGTTTCAGATTAAACGCCTTGAACCGTCATATTGCTTAAGTACAATCCGCCGTGACTGGCAATCATTCAATACTCGCACTATCGAACGTTCGCCAGTCGGCCGCAATCATGCTCTTACATACGACATGGTTGCGGCAATTATCAATTTTTAGCGACAGATGACGGTTTCCGCAAACTTTCAACTTTTTCATTCAATTCTTTTATTGCCTGAAGGCAGAGGGCAATGACACCAGAATATTCAACTGTATAACTTCGCTTACTATCATCCCGCTTTTTTACCAGACGGGTTGTAATGACTACTTCGCCTTCTTTATTTATCTCTTCAACAGACTCATACTGGTCACACTCATCAAATGTAGACCCTACAGCTTCTGGAAGAACCTCAATAAGGGTTTGTGCGATTACTCCAGCTGATGGCAACTCGCTGTCTTTCCAGTTAAATGTTACCCCATCAAGTACCATAACTTTATCCAGCGCGTTTTCGATTGGCTTTATATTTTCTTTTTTATCGGCATCAGATGTTTGTGTGAGACTAACACAGGTTATATTGGCAGGGCATATATAGTTTCCATTAGACAGAAAAGAATTATATTTACCACCGGTATCAATCCCTGTTTTTATTGTGATACCTCTGTCTGTATGGTAAAGCGATGCGAACGGTACATTGTTACCCTGCCCTGCCTGGAATTCTAATGAATAAAACCAATTATCTAAAGGAGTTGATGCACGGAGAACCATTCCTCTTGACTCGTTAATAATTCCACCATTGATGGTTCCTCCGCTTTTACCATTTATCGTGTTAAGTCTTAAGTCATCACCTGCCGCAACGGTACCTGTATGTGTACCGACATTTTTAGTTGAACTATCCCCTAATTCCAGTTTTTCGCGCGCTCCTTCGGCTGTTGTAGACCCCGTTCCTCCCTGATTAACTGGTACTGCTCCCCCAGTCTTTGTCGCCATATTGTCGGACAGGTATCTCCATGACGGCCCGGTGAATGCAGAGCCATCCGGTAGCTTCACGGTGATGCTTCCTGCTGCACTGTAAACCTGCTGCCAGTTCTGTTTGTCGTAGTTCAGTCCGCGCAGGGCTTCTGCACTCTGTGCCACCAGCGCGGCGGTGACCATATTCAACGCCACACGAGGAACAGCTGACCAGGCCGCGCCAGATTGTGTTGGCCCGGTGAAATTGCTTACCAGCGTCAACGCTGTACCACTTTCCACGGACTTAACCGGGAGCGTATAGGGAACGCCGCCAACAGTGACAACAATAAAATCTCCGGCAGCCACTTCTGTGGTAAACGCGGTCCCGCTGCCAGCGACCGCAGCAGAGTTATTCGTCAGGGTTAATGTTCCTGCTGACATAATTTTTCCTCAGTACATGTTCGGAAGAATAAGAATCGGCATGGCGATATTTCTGTTACGGGTCATATCCCATGAACCGGAATTACGGTCGGCAAACACTTTGTTGTAGGCTGACCTGACGCTACCGCCTGTCATGACCACGCCTTTGGTTCTGATATTTCCCCATCCGCTGAGCATGCGTACCTGAACGCCGGTATAGACTATCTGGCAGAACCCGCCGCCAATGTCCTGAAAGGCATCGGTAATCTGGATTTGTCTGTCATACACAAAGGGGCGTTTCAGCGTGGAGAACGTGACCTGGCCTGCGGCGTTGGTCATCGTGATACCGTCGCCGCCGACAGGTGCTGTCTGGTTGAATATCACCAGGTCAATCGTCACCGTTCCGGCTACGTCGTCCCGCCCGGTGTAGGAAATATCTCGCACGATGATATTGCCGCCATCAAACCCCACCGACACATTCGGGTTATCCCATTTACCGAAAGGAATACCGCCCACCGGAAGCGGCGCGCTGCCGCTAACAGTAATGCGCCCGGACCAGGCGCAGGTCATCAGCGCGGCCTGATTGGATATAGCTGTGAAGTCAGTCGAGTTTGAAACCAGTAACCCTTCGTTATAAGTCGCCGCAGGCAGCAGCTCCATGACGTAGCCAGACCAGTCAGGGACAAGACTTTTTCCACCGATTGTCTCAGCCCCGATAATGACCCCTGAGTCACCGTTTCGGGTGACGCTGGTCATAATGGCCACATCAAATTCAGCAAAGGAATAGATGTAAATGGGGTTAGTTGGCACCACGATAGCCTGTGAGCCAGGAACGAGTGGCGTATTGACAGGGTACTGCATGAACTGGGATGACCAGCCTGAGAACGATGTACAAAAACTCGGGGCACGCAGCCCCGCAGTAATCGCCATCACCGGACGGCCATCGTTATAGTCGATTAATATCCCTTCCGGCATTATGACCACCTCCCGACGACAACCCGACCACCGCCAGATAAATTGACGGTCAGGCCATTCCCGTTGATGACAACAGTGTTATTAACGCCGTTAAATGCAAACTCACCACTATCGGCATATAACTTTCCATGGAATTCCGGGCTGGCATTCTTGGGTAAGTTCCAGCCTCTTACGCCGGGAATGAAATTCGACGATTGCAGAGAATCGGTAATTTTACCAAAATCAATGGACGCTTCCTGGATGAGCACACTGCGAATAAATACCTGCCCGTTATAGACAAAGAATGCAGCCTGCCAGTTACCTGGATTGTTACCGGAGTAAATTCCGAACTGATCGGCGGCAAATACAACCGTGGATTTATAGCTGTTTCCATCAGGTTCGATGGACATACCGAAACCCGTGTTGTATTTAACACCATTTCTTACGATACCCATGTTCAGCGTGTAGGAGGCTTTGGCTGTTCCGTCGCTGTTCACCACCGCAGTCATTTTCTGGTTTACAGCAGAGGTCAGACTACCATCAGGTCCTATTTGAGCCTGGACATAAGTGGATAAGTCAGCGAGCCCCTGCTCAGCAGTAGCCACCGTGGTTTTTACGACCAGAATATCAGCGCGTACCTCACCATATTGTTGATACTGATGCTCAACGGTGCCATGAACAGCGAGCGCATTTTCCATAATGCCTTCCAGATTTGTATCCACCCCATTTTTAACATTCTGGAACGCATCTGACTTCTGTATCCCGTCATCAATGAGATCGAACAAACCGCCAGTATCCATAGAGCACAGCGCCGGCACTTCGACAAAAGCGGATGCACCAAAGGCGTTAACCGTTCTGATGTACCAGTAATAGGTATTTCCAACCTGTAGCTGATTGCTTGTCCATGTGGTTCCCATGCCTTCGCGGCTGGCACTCCCTTCTACCGTGGCTGTTGAGGTATTTGGCAGTTTCGTTTCGCCTGACGTCCAGAAATCGAACTGTGTGGAAACATTAGTGATCGCCGCCAGACGCGGGATCAGCGTGACGGCAAAGAATCCCTGCTCAATATCAACATGGGAAGGTGCTGGCGGGGCTTCAATGCTGAATTCCAGATACCCTTCTGGCGACTCTGCCCCCATCTGGTTTACGGCAATGACGTGGGCTGTGTAGGTATTTTTCGGTAACCCGGTAAGACGCGTGAACGTCCCCGGAACCTGGACAGACATCACCATCTGACCATTGCGGCGAATGATCACTTTGTTGTAGACCACCTGACCGATGTTCTGCCAGGAAAGAATGCCCTGTACTACCTGCCCGATTTCCTCCACGGTGTATTTCAGATTCTGCGGTTGCGCCACTCCGCCGGATGGCAACTGAGTGAACGGAGGTCGCTCAATCGGTTTACCAACTGCGTCACCCCAGACATCTGCGGTTTCCTGCTTTAGCGTCAGTTGCACGCCATTCTGCACGCCGAACTTCCAGTCAGTTACCCGCATCTCAACATTCACGATACCGATAGACGGAAAATTCACCTTCACATACATTCCCGGGCGATAACGGTATCCGCTCAGGTTCAACGTAACGTTCATGGTTCTGGCGATGCGGGTGCGCTTTAACTTCACGTCTGCCAGACGCTGGGCCTGAAATTCAGAGGTCACAAATCGCAGCTTCATATCCTGCGATATTTCCACGCCGTCTTCCGTCACCCATTCACTGACAGACACAGAAGGGAAATCCGCTTCGGTATAGCCTTGCTGCGGATCGACAAATGTCCCCTTGATAGTGTTAACACGTTCCGCCTGAGATACTTCCGGCATGATTTCGATATCACCGGCCAGTTGGCTCTCAGTGATCACCTCTGTCGCAGGACCATAATAAGCCCCGACCAGAAGGCCATGTTTACCCGCGGTGTACGTTACATCCCCGGCGCATGCCGCCAGCATCCCCTCCAGAATACTGACCTTGTTTTCACTGAGATCGAACTCACCGTTGATGGTATAGCGCTTCTCAACGGTATTACCGCCAGTAATCACATCCTCATCACAGATATTCGCCGCGTCCTTAAACTGGTCCCAGAGAATATCGGTATCGGGTACTTTCAGGTAATTGCGGTAATAGTCCAGGATAACCAGCGCCGCATTGTTGCTGTAACCCGTCAACCCGGTGCGCGGGTCATAAACGGCACGCCCCTGTTTTTCGACCTTGATGTTAGGGATACCTGCCGGGAATTTTTCAGCGTTGAACTTCAGGGATACGCGTAGCCAGGTGATCCCTTTCCCGATCATGTCTTCTTTCCATGACGGGCAGTTTTCCAGCATGTACGGGTCCGCCGTCTGGCGGTTGGTGTGCAGCTCAAAAAAGGCATGCTCAGGATAGCTACTGATCGGCTCATCACCAAGCCAGACAGTCTGTACACCGGATAACGGATGTCCTGCCAGGGCAATGGCCAGATGCAGCATTTCGCCATCATCCTGTTCGCCAGCCTGCTCTTCGGAAAAAAACAGAGTGCCAGCAGATGTGGAACGACCATAAACAACGGTTTTGGCACTGGCCGCAGCACGCAGAACCTGTTTACGTTCTGACGTATCACGGTAGGAATTCAGCGACGGCGTCTTGGTCAGCGCCTGAGTGGCAATCTGTGCGGCAACGGTAATAACCATTGCGATGGCATACATTTCATTTGCCGCTGCCACACCTGCGGCAATGGTGGCAACAATAGGAACAGCAGCAGGCATTAACGTACCCTCCAGACACTCAACGGTTTAACCCGCAGACTGACAAGACCAGTTTCGCCAGGCACCCACACAACGCCGGAATACACCACCCCGGCACACCGCGCCCCGGAATTTTCAACAACGGCAATATCCCCACGCTGCGCCAGTTTCACCGGTACCTCGTCGAGATAACGGGCCAGCACCTTTTCAAGCGAACCGCCGCCGCGCAATATCGCCTTTTTCGCCCCATGTTCGCTGTCGTAGGTTCCGCGCCAGCCTGCCGCAAAATCCTCGCCGCACATGGCCTGAGCGCAGTCCGCCGCGAACAGGCAGCAGTCATGACTGCCCCATAAAAAAGGCCGCTTTTCAGCGGCCCTTATTACGGTAATTAATCTGTTATGCCAGTCCGGATGCTTCATGCTTCCTCACTTATAGGTAAATCCAGGCGCATCTTTTTTACTGCCCCAGTAAATCGAACGTTCAGACATCTGAGCCACATACCGGAATATGCGGTCGCCGGGATAAGCAGCCTGCTGCGATTCATCGGTATAGCGATCGGGGAAAGGACGCTGCCAGTCTTCAAAAATATTACTGATGGTGTACTGTAGGGCGTTCGTCCCGCCAGCGGTCGCCCCTGTACTGGATACCCGCCCTTTGAACAGGAGATCGGCAACCTGGACAACACCGTTATCATCCATGGCCACCAGGTAGATTTCGGCATTTCTGCCTACGCATCGCTCGTTCAGCGTGGTGGCAAAGAGGGTCATATCCAGCCCCGAGAGGGTCATTTTGACCTGCGTGGGGCTTGTCGTGCTGGTTTCACTGGCATCATCAACAGAACCCATGCGCCCCATGCCGTAATATACATAGCCACCAAGAACTAACGTCCCGGTACCGGAATGCACATAGACGGTGCCAGATTCAAACTGAATATTGGCGGCGATCGCTACTGTCACCCTGTCGCGGGATAACCAGTCCACCATCGAATCAGAAAAGGGGGAATACAGCATTAAAATGCCTCCTCAAGCTCCAGCGTATAACTGGTAAAAACACCCGGCACACGGTTACCGGCACCCTGCTGGTTATCCTTCAGTTTGAAAATGCCGTAGGGTTTCGCGACCTCAATGGCAGCATTAGCAGGCGGAGAGCTACGCAACATCGGCGCAAATGCAATCATTGCAGTACCGTTCGCCGCGCTCGTCACGTCGGCTGTAACCATCTTCAGCTCATCGTTAACAGTGAAATAATCGCCCTGTCTGAGCACCACCGTTCCTGGTGTCCAGCCCTTACTCTGAATCTGGGTTCCGGTCTGATTAGCGCCATCAACAACTGGCGTTCCAGCAGGTGTTCTGCCACTTCTCCCCCAGTTACGAACTTTTACCCTGCCATACTCGCCATCGAGTGAAGCCACCAGAGCATCAATACGTCTGGATTTTTCATCTGTCAGGTTATTAAAGGTCAGGGAACAGACCCAGCGGGTACCGGGAAAGCGTGCTGTCTGCGATGAGCCATTGAAGGGGGAACGAAAGGTTTTGGTATTACTTTCTGGTCGCCAGGTCAGCGACGCGGGACAGACATCTTCCGGCCATTCGAGTACAGCCATAGATTCTCCTGCATTATTCTGCGCACGGCGGCGCTACTGATCATTTGTCAGGATGTTACTGATTTACATACCTGGTTATGGTTGTTACTCAGCCCGTCAGTGGTGGGACATTGACGCACTCAGATTAAGGAGGGATAGCTGATTACCTCTGGATAAGGAAATAAAATGAAGTTTTACCTGTCTAAAGTGCAACTGCTACACATTGGAATGCCAGGTGATTACGAACCAGAAGCCGGGGATCCAAATGTCAGATTTACCGTTTATGGTGAGCACGGAGAAAGCATCACCAATCATATATATATTAAGGATGCGAAGAGTCGCACTCTCGTGGATCTTGAAAAAGAAGTTAATCAGTACCTCAATGGATTATATTCCGCCTCAGTCAAGTAATCGGCGTAGTGGTCCACGAGAAATAAAGTCTTGATGTATTTGTTTCATAGCCGCCTCCGCACCAGCAGTAGCGGCTTTCTCCATTGCCTGGCGTAATTTATCTGATTCGCTTACAGGGGAACTAAAACAGTTAATAACAATAACCCCTCCCCCTTTAAGATGAACAGTAATACCGCCATCTGCTAATGTAACTTTGTCGCCCCGCTCCTGAAGTCCATTATCATTAACTTTCAGTTGCTGTCGAACAGAAGCGCTGAGTTCATCAATCGCGCAGTTAATCTCATTATTGGCCTGGCGCATACGCAAAAGCGACTTTTCCAGCACTTCAACTCGTTCTTCTAAAGTCATAACTGTCTCCTGCCTTTCGGCTTAATGAATATTAATAATGGTTACACGCCAAGCAATCGCCTTGCCTGGCCTCTATTAGAGAAGTCCTGAAGCAAATCCTGACGGGCCTGCTTCGCACCGTCATTCGCTCCCTGTCGAGCAGCTTCATGCATAGCCTGCTTCAGTGCCGCATCCCCGTTACCAGATATGTTGAAGTGCTGATGAATAATCGTATCACCGCCACCTGACGTGGAACCCGGACTACCAACCATGCGAACACCCAGCGAACCATCAGCTGATCGTGTCAGGGGCATAATGGCTTCCGGCCCCGCTTCTCCCATAAGCCCAGCGCCTTTTGCAAAAGCAAAATATGTCGGTGTGCTAACAATACTGTTGCTGTAAGCGCTCAGGCTTTCAGAAGCATATGCGCCACCTTTCGCATTCAGCTTTATGCCAGATGCGGCCGAGTTATAAGCGCCTGAAGGAGTGCTGCCAGATGCAGCGCCAGCACCCGCTCCAAACATGCCGCCGATTGAACTGAAAAAACCGCTGTTACTGGCAGAGCGTAAAGAATCCACCAGCATCGCATTTAGGATAATTTTCTGCATAGACTGAAGCACCGAACTGGCCCAGTCTTCCCAGTCAACCTTATTACCGGCCAGTGCATCAGAAATGTTACCCACCAGCCCGGACATTGCGTTATTCACCAGGTCAGCAGACTGAGATGCGTAATCAGAAGCAGTGTCAGCCCAGTTCGCAAAACCTTCACGCATACCCGTTGTCCAGTCACTGCGCTGGGCATCAGAGGCTGAGTAGTAAGCTTCCTGATCTCGTAACCTTTCATCGAGATAACGTTTATTCAGAGCCAGCCCCTCCTGATAAAACGTTTCGTCAATTTCACCAGCCTGGCGTTGGCGTAACAGGGCTGTATTCTTCTCTTCAAACTCTTTGCGGATATTGAACTGTTCCCGCATTCGCTCTCGGAAACGGGTGCCTTGACCATAACCAAGTAACTCCGCATCATTAGCGGCGCGTGAACTGGCGTTGCTATCAGCTAAGTTTGCCTCGTAATTACGCAATTGTTCACGTAGTTTAACCTGATCAATAAGTGCAGCATTGCGCATTAATTCGGCTTTTTGCGACTGACTTAATGTCGAGAGTTCCCCCTGACTAACCTGATATTTAACTTTCGCTAATTCAGTATTTTGGCTTTCAAGCGCGATCTGCTCTTTTTGCTGCTTAATTAAACGGTCATAGGTATCTACCGCCTTTTCTTCATCGCTCTTTGGTCCTTTCTTTTGCGGTTTATTAGCCTGGTTATTCCGCCACTCTTCTAAGCCATTGTTAATTAACTCCTGACGGCTGGTCTGGTAACGAGGGTCGTTAGAAGCGAAGCCAAGATCATCAGCAGAATAACTTAATCGTAAGCGTTCTCTCTCCTCACCTTTACGGCGAGATAATTCAAGTTCACGCCTACTTTTTTCAAGCGCATCTGTTTGTTTATTATCAAGAGTCGCCTGAGGAATACGCAACGGGGAGTTAGTCAGGCCTTGCCGTGCCCTGAGTAATTCATTACCTAACCCCAGCAACCTATTGAACTCAGTATGTTGCCCATTCATGTTCACCAGAGACTGATATTCTGCGTTCTGTCGCCAGGCTCGCTCTTTAATCAGGTCATTACGCCGCCTTTCGTTTTCCTCAAGAGCTTGCGATACCGATCGAGATTTTTCTCTCAGTTGAGCAAGTTTTTCTTCCTCAATTGAGATTTGATCAGTCAGTATTGAAATTGACTTAAGAATATTGAGGGCGTTTTCCTGATTTATTGCTGGATCATTCCTCGCTTCATTGAGTTCATTAATCCGGCGATTCAGGCTGGCTACACTTTTTTCCTGTTCTGTAATCAGCCTTTTTTGTTCTTCCAGTGCTGTGACAGTCTGGCTACGGTTACTGTCCAACTCAGGAAGAGACATTTTCGATGTCTTCTCTTTGATCTCGTCAATCTGGTTTGCGTATTCGCGGGCAGATTGTCGGGCCTGTTCCTGATTCTGGTACATGGTGTACCAGGCACCAGCGCCGAGCATCAATAATCCTGGCAGACCACCAACCAGTGAAAGCAGCCCTGTAGCTCCACTTTTGACTAGTCCCATCACAGATGTCGCAGAGTTAAGAGCCTGCTGTGATGCAGTAACAGCGCGGTTAGACTGAACCAGTGCAGCATTAGCCGTAATCATTGCGCGACGTTTGGCAATCACGTTCTGGGTTGCCGTCGCTTCTGCATTAGTATTACGGGTAAGCTCAAGTTCCATTTGGGCCAGTTGATATGCTCTTTCAGCTGCAATTGCATCAGCTGCTGCTTTTCGTTGAGACTGTGTTGCTGAACTGGCGCGGGCGGCAGCGAGCGCAATCTCATTTTTACGTGCATCGATCAGTTGTGCTGTTTGCCCGCTGAGATCACCGAACATACCACCAAGAAACCTTGCTCCACCAATAGCGGCAAGAGCACCAGCGGCAGCAGCTACGGTGTTAATATTATCTGAAATGGTATTGAGAACACCGGTCAGTGCGCTTGTCGCGCCGGTCGCTTCATTAGCCCCGCCAACCCATGCCATGAAGGCATTTTCAATTTTTGTTGATGCTGCCGCCACTGTCTGCGGCATAGCGCTGTATTCTTCGCGAAGTGATCCAAGCTGGCTGATTAGAGCGGGCACCACCTTGTCAGCGGTTAATTGCCCCTGATCGGCCATCGCTTTAAGGTCTTTTCTGGCTACTCCCATCCCTGAAGCAAGGGCACGAATTACACGATCTCCATTTTCATTGACAGAGTTAAACTCTTCTCCACGAAGGACGCCTTGCGCCAGCGCCTGGCTGAACTGGGTGATTACTGAGCTAGCTTCAGATGTGCTGGCGCCAGACAGCTTAAGTCCCGTTGAAATAGCTTCGGTTACTTTCAGAACCTCTTCTGAACTGTAACCATATTCGCGCATGGAAGCCGCCGAACGAGCAAACAGGCTGGCGTTATCTGAAAATGCGGTGCCGGTTCGCTGGCTGATATCCATCAGCGCACGCTGTGATTCTTTAAAATCATCAGTCGATTGCGATGCCTGCTTTAACCTTGCGTTAACCGAACTCCATTCATCCGCCAGAGAAATAAGGTGCCCAGTGGCATATGCGCCTGCAAAAGCGCCAGCCAGGCCCATAGCAGAAGCCTTTGCTGAATTAAGCTGACTGGTTACCTCCGCCAGCGCTTTCTGTGTTTCTCTTGATGCCGCTGCCGCCTGACGCCCGCCATTTTGCATGGTTCGGTAATAATCTTGTCCGGTACGTGAAGCGCGCGCGATCTCCGTCTGGAAAGACTGGGAGTTAGCCGAGATTTTAATTATCAATTCACGGAGTGTCGCCATATTTCACCTAATAAAAAACCCGCTTTTTGGGCGGGTGTCTTTAATTCAAGAATTAACTTAAAAGGCTGTAGGTGAAAATCTGAAATCGCCGTTAGCCCCGTATCCAACCCGGTATATTAATACCTTATCTTTTACTACTTCAGCCCCAACCTCAACCATACCACCAGCACACCAGCCATGCGGAGTTGCACTTAAAACATGCCGACCTGGATTTGGGTAGAAGGTCACTTTTTCCCTTGAATCAATATCTGCAATTGGATTTCCGTCAATATAAATACTGATAAGGCACGCACTACCCATTAGTCCGGAATCTCTTTTGACGACAACTGTCCCGGTATCAGCAGAATTATTAACGATTTTTTTATCCCAAATTCTGTCAGCAGAAACACTTCTTGCTTGTTCTGTAGAAACGGGCTGCGTAGAACATCCAGATAATAGAGCGATAGCAACAACCAGAAGTAATTTATTCATATCCCTATTCCATGTTTAGAAGGCAATAAATATTAATGTGGAATGATTACAATGTCACTGAGTTGCTGCTGTTAATGCAGCCTCAAGCCCTGCAAACGGGTCCTTCGGTGCTGATTGTTCATCACCACCCCAGCGCAGGATCGCATCGTCCAGCGGTACTTTCGCCCCCTGTGAGCCGTAGATGGCAGAGACGATCTGCGCAGCCTGGATATCACCACGAATATCGCCAATGGGGCTTTGCCTGTCGAACTCAATCCACATCAGTAGCTCGCTTGCTGTCATGGTCTGGCGAAGCTCTGAGAGCGTGCGCCCCATGCGGAGCGCAAGCGACATCAGAAACTTTACGCCGGGGGTTGCGACTTTTCCCGCGCTTCGTCCGCACTGTTGATGAGGTCAAGCGCCTGTTTGAGCAAGCGTGAATGAACGGGTCCGTAAATTTCACGTACCTGTTCTTCTTCATCGACGCTGAATACCGGTTGCTTGTTGGTATCGCAAAGGACATCAATGAACAACACCACGTCAGCACAAAGATTACGGTGTGCTTTTTCTGATACAGATACCTCGCCTTCTTCATCAGTACCTGATTTTGCAATTTCCTGCCAGCGTAGCCACCCTTCGCCAGAAGGTTCCCGCAGAACAACCTTCACACCGCCCCATTCAGGGACCGTAATGATTTTATGACGAAAGCCTGACATTTTAGCCAGCGCCAGTTCTTTAAGACTTTTAGCCATTTTTTATCCCTGATTAAAGAAGATGAATTACGCTACCGTTACGACGCAGGTTGCTGAGGTGACTTTCCCGGCTGGTGTGGAGGCATCGGTAACTTCACAAACGTAATCACCGGCATCACCTGCAGCAGCGTTTGCCTTGTTGAACGTTGCTGTCGTCTGTCCACTCACCGCGCTGCCGCCTTTCTTCCAGATATAGGAATAAGGTGTTGTTCCCCCGGCAGCTACCACCGTCAGTGATAAAGCCGAACCAGAGGTAACTGACTTGGTGTCAGGCAGGTCGGTGGTCAGACGCAGCGCGTTATCAATTTTCGTCGGCTTACCTTTCAGACGTAGCGAAAACGTTGCGGCCACCACACTGTTTGTCCCTGAAGACCAGGTGTGCTGACGAACTTCAGACAGGAACTGGAAGCCAATACCAGACGGGAAGACAATCCGAAAACCATACGTGGTGTCGTTATCGTAAGCATCACGCAGCGCATCCTGTGCCGGGTTAACATAAAAGTTACCGGACATAGAGATTTCTGACTGAGCGCCCAGGCCGTTGATGTTTTCCTGCTCGGTTGAGCACAGAGTTGTGACATCAATGTCCTGCTTCTGACCACCAGTAAACTGGACTTCTTTGATAGTACAGTGCAAATCCAGCCAGGTTGCGGCGCCAATCGTATCCAGTGTCGCTGGTGCAGAGGTGATCTGAATTTTAGTACCCTGCGATTTTTCATACAGTGAGGACATATTTGTCTCCTGAAAATAGAAAACCCGCCGTAGCGGGTCTGTGAGTTAGTGGATTTGTCAGACAGTGACCTGAAATTCCAGCGTCGTCCGGTAATACCGGTTCTCTGGTTCATAACCAGGAGTTTTGCTTATATTGGTGGGATTGAGTGGCTTAACCGCCTGAAGCGCCATATCACGAAGATTCCGCGCCTCTTTGAGAGTCAGTGAGTAAACATCTACCTGCGCCGATATCCCTGATTCAGCCTGACCGCAGAGAACGTCGGCGGTCACATCAGAAATAAGTGAAAAAATCACCCATGGCGGTGATATCGAGGGCTGTCCATCACTGCCCAGCGGCGCAACGTAAGGATAAACCTGTCCTCCGGCCAGCGGCTTCAGCAAAAGATAAAGGTCATCTTCCGTCATTTACTCAGCACCTCATCAATGGCCTGGTTCATGCGTTTCATAGCAACCTGCGTCGCCAGTTCTTCGCGGGTATCAAACGCAGGACGGACAAAAGGATGTGGGGGCATATTCACTGTGCCCATTTCGACAAATCGCCAGTAAAACGCGTTACGTCGATCGGAGGCTTTCATTGAATTATCGCTGTTACCCGTTCGCATGTTTCGACCACGAATATGAACACCGGATGAAATATCACCGCGTTTACGTGATCGCTGCGTCAGCACCACAACGTTTTTCTTCAGCTTGCCGGTTCGTTCAGGCGCTCTTACTATCACCTCATCCTTCAGAACCTCAGCACCAGCTCGAGTGGCATCACGCAGAACTTTGTTGTTTTCGGCGCGGCTCAGTAATTCCAGATCGCGGGATATCTCTTCAAGGCCAGAAAAATCAAGACTGATATCAATCATTTTTCTGCTCCATTTTTACAGAGTATTTCCAGCCTGGTGGCTTTACTGTCGGGTATAGGGGGGCTGATGATATTCAGTACCGCGCCTTTAAATGGTCCTGTGAGCACCTTTAATCTTGACGCAGCAGTCACATCACGCCGGAAACGGACCCACACCCGGATCGTTGCCTGAGCCGTTTCCGCACCCGATTGCAACTGCTCCCTGCCGCTGATACCCAACACTTCCGCCCATATGGTCTTTCCCTCCTGCCACTCTTCAACCGGCTGGCCTGTCGTATCACGAAAAGAAGTAAAGTTCAGGATAGTAACGCGATGGCGTAATCGACCTGCCTGCATATACCCTCCTTATGTTCCCGGGTGCTTCCGGTGCGGCCCAAGGAGAGCCTGAACACCAAACGGCAATGTGCTTGTAATATTGCCAATATTTACCGGCTCTCTGTTCTCGTACCAGTGGCTGACAAGAAGCATTAACGCCAGTTTGATATCGTCGCTGATGATGATGCCATCAGGGTCACTATCCGGGATGCTCGTATCGTATAGAGCCCTGTTTACAATTTTCTCAGCATGGGACTTTGCTGCACTGAGATATATCGCCAGTGTCTGATCTTCAGAAACATCATCGCTGTCTATCCGGCATTGCTGCCGTAATTCGGCAATAGACGGTTTCATTTGGTCTTCTCACGTTTTGTTTTCGGTGGCTCTGGCTCTGCAGGAACATGAACACCGCCACTACCAAATTTGATAATGCCAAGTTCGGCAGCAATTTCCTCAGCGCGGGCAGGTAGCTCACCGTCCGAATACACCCCAGCGGGAATGGATTCGACAATACAACCATCTGGGGACCACTTAAGTTCACGCAGTAATTCAGGCATAAATCACCTCGAAAAATCGGGGCCGAAGCCCCAGAGAATTAAGCGCCTGTGCCGATCTGCAGCAGTTTAATGGCCTGAGAATCCACCAGCATTCCCCCGGTTCGTTTGGTGGTGTAGAAACCAACGAATGGTTTTTTGGTGTAGGGGTCACGAAGAATGCGGGTGCCGATGCGGTCAACAATGGTGTAACCACGCTTGAAATTGCCAAATGCAATTGCTTTCGCATCAGCCGCGATATCCGGCATCTGTTCGTTCTCTGCCACACCGTACCCGGCCAGAGAGGAAGGCTGACCAAGTTCCAGACCAGGACGCCACAGGTAGTTGCCTTCTGAATCTTTCAGGATTCGGATAGCAAACAGACTGTTGTTGTTCATCATGAACTTAGCGCCATTACGATGCACTTTACGCAGCGTGTAGACCAGTTTGATGATCGCATCAGCCGTTACGCCTGCCGCAGCGCCAGAGAGAATGTGCTGGAGAGTACCAAATGCACGAGTCTTGTCCGGATCAAGCGTGGAAGCGTATGCCAGAAAACCTTTCGGCTTCTTCGTCCCGTTACCGCTGGTAAAGGCGATTTCTTCCTGCTCTGCAAACTCAATTGCCAGTTCGCTGTTGATCCAGTCTTCGACGTTGAAGAAGGCATCGTCCAGCATGGTTTGAGTGGCCTGTGGGTTACCGTAAATTTCCCCCATGAACGGCTCAATCTGACCGAGTTTAGACGCATCGGTTTCCGGACGGGCATCCGTTTCACCAACCCAGCCTGACGCCGTACCGCCGAGATTAACCAGTTTTTTATAGTTAGCGCCGCCGACTGTAATGGTTGTCGCCTCCTGGCGCATCACCACTTCATCTTTCAGAAGATTAAGGATCGTGCGATCCAGCTCTTCCGGCACGGCATAGCCGCCATCTTCATCCACACCAACCTGCAGAGCTTTGCGTTCAAGTTCACGAAGCCCGTCATCTTTACCCTTACGCATAAAGCCAATGAAAGCGGTTTTATGTTCGCTTGCGGCTTTGCTCTGAGGACCACCGGCTGGACGTTTAACCTGCTTCAGTTCCTCTTCCAGAGCAGATTTAAGCTCATCAAGTTCAGACAACTTACCGTTTAAGGTTTCAACCTCCCCCGCCAGCTTGCCCTTTTCCTGTTCAACTGCTTCCAGGCGCTTATCGTTCTTTTCTTTGAACGCATCAAACTTCGCCTGCAGTTCCTGCGCGACCTGCTCTACGTCTTTAACGTCAACTGACATAATTAACTCCTGATTAAAATTTGATGTTTTTCAGTGCATCCAGTGCGGTACTCACTTCATCAACATCACGCTGTGAAAGTGAGCTATAACCCCCGGCCATGAATGCTTTAGCCTGGGTGCGTGAGAGCCCAACATCGCGCAGGACTCGTTCAATACTTTTTTGAGAAGGGATTTCTCCGCGCGAAAATGCGCTTTTGACATCACTTACACGCGCTTCATCGTTCGACGGAAACGTGACGAGACTGACTTCCCACAGGTCGATCTCTTTGAGAAGGAACACACCCTTAACACGGTCGTACTCCCAGTCTTTCAGCATGTAACCAATAGAAAGGCCGGTTAAAGAACCGGCCTTCATGTGGGCGTGTGCGCGTTTCGAAAGGGGATCGTCATCAATGAGTAACCGGCCTTTAACATAAAGGCCAACCTCATCCTCTTTCATCTCCGTGTAAATACCGATGGGTTCATCCATACGGTGCTGCCAGAGTAATGCAGGGAGAGCATTCTTTTCTTTCCATGCCTGAAGGGAGGCCGAAAAAGCGCCTGGCACGACAACATCATCGTAGCTGTCCTTTACGCCAAAAACAGAGCCATAACCTTCAAACTCCCCGCTGTCGCTGACAGACTTTAGCTGTAGCGGAATATCCAGCCGCTGTTTAGTCATCGGCATTATGTTGTTCCTCAGTTATTTTGTTCTTGCTGCTGTCTGACGGCTTCGTCGTCATGTTCATTGGCGTAAGGTAAATATCTCCGCCTGCGCGTGGGTTAAGTTCTTCAAGTTCCCGGCAGTCATTTGGTGAGTAAATACCCCAGTTAATGCCTGTTGAATACGCCTCAAATCGCGACTTCATATCCCCGCGCAGCAATGCGCCGGCATTGAATTTTGCGTAGTAAACACCCTGCTTTGATTCCTTCACTAGCCCGATGTTGATTCTCTGCTCAATGCGGGTCATATACGGAACGAGTGAATAATTGATAAACCCCATGCCGAGGTTTTCAATATTGTTAAACGTCGAGCGGTCAGTGTTCTGCACCATGTGCATAGGTACCCGGAACAGGCGGCATATTTCCTCTAGCTGGAATTTCCTGGTCTCAAGGAACTGACTGTCTTCCGCATTGAGCGCCATCGACTTCCAGTCCAGTCCCATTTCGAGAATCATTGGTCGGTGCGCATTGCTCAGCCCGAGATGTCGATCCTCAAAATCTTTTTTCAGCCTTGTATAAGCAGCGTCAGTGAGCGTTTGTTCAGTGCGGAGTACACCGGAGGTAACCGCGCCATTTGAGAACAACCGCGCCCCATGTTCCTCTGTTGCCATTCCCAGAGATATTGCTTCTCTTGCATAGGCTATAGGGTTCAGCCCCACCAGCCCGTCAAAGGTAAGCGTTCTGACATGCCAGATATCATCCTGCCCAAGCACATCTGTTGAGCCATCGGGGAATGTTACCTGGTAAACCGGCTGCCACTGGCTGTTAAGCTTTGGTTCAACACACCCAGGATCAATGGGTAGAAGCTCCACCACCTCGCCAAGCGCTTTAACTTTGTAGGCGTAAAAATTACCGCGAAGACAAAGACAGACAATGACCAGTTCCCAGAACTCCTGGGGGGTCATGTAATCATTTGGCTTCATCGTCAGTAATTTATGCAGCCTTTCGGAAGTCGCTTTTTGTTTGCTGTTTCCGGTTATCTTGTACAGGTTACAGGGCAGCATGCCCATCGACTCAGCAAGAACCCTGATACAACCGAAAACCGCTGTAAGCCGCATGGCTTTCTGGCTGCTTACCCTTTTCCCTGTATAGGTGTCGTAAGTCATTCCCACTGCTTCAGCGAGTTCTGCCGGAGTAGTGACAGGGGCGTCACTTTTTTTGAACATTCCGGGGAAAAACATCAGTCAGTCCCTCCTCGCAATGTTTTCCCGGCCAGCGAAAGCGTGCGGGAAACCAGCCATGACCAGATAAGGCAAAGCATACCTGCACTGATTAAGCCTCCTGGCGGATAAATCATCCATACACCAAACGAAAGCAAAATAGCGCCCATCACCCCGATCAGCGGGGCGAGAATCATCAGGATCATAACTGCCTCTTTATAATGAACGGACGCCGTAACTTTCCAGATGGTCAGAGAGGCTGTCCTGTTGTTCGCCGCCGTTTACAAGCATGCGGCTCATTGCGGTAAACAAGGCGGCAGGCCCGTCTATTTTCGCTTCTGGCGTGGATTTGTTCGGAAAGATATTGTCGTTTTTGTCGGGCTTGACGGTGACGTTAGACATCATCCAGTTCATAACCGGATGATTGCTGTGATGAAAACGCCCGCCATAAACCAGAGACTCCACTTCTTTCATTGACTCAGAAAAGTTTCTGACCGTTTGCGGAACCTCTACCAGCGGCACACCCTCTTCTGCCAGAGCCAGGCTAAACTGCGTTGCGCTCCAAGGGTCAAACCCGGTTTCCTTCAGGTTTTCGCCGCTAATCCATTCCAGAAAATCAGCTTTAATCTGCGCATGATCGATAACATCACCATCGGTCAGTTCCAGCTTTCCAAGCTCAGCCCATTTGCGATACATCTGCGCCATTTGAGCGGAACATTTTTCCAGCCGCCCTTCGGGTAACCAGAATTTAAAGTCTGCATGCGCGTGGCCGTTGTCTGCCCGCCAGAGTTTTACTGCTGCGCAAATATCAATCTTGTGGGCCAGATCCACGCCAGCCCACATCGGGTAGGTTTTCAGCTCATGACGGGGGGCTATAAACTCACAGTTTTCCCACTTAATCATGTCCATCCAGGCTGACTCTGCCGTCACCCAGATATTCATGTGTTTGGTAAAAAAGTTAACCCTGGCTGAAACCTGTTCTTTGGCCTTCTTAGCCAGGCGGCGAAGATCATCCCAGCGCTTACAGATACCAAGCCCAGGGTTAGCCTTTTGCCAGACCGTTTCATCAAAAGGATCATCATCCTTATCCAGGGTGAAGATGATGGCGAAAAAGGTATCGTCTTTTACCGCGCCTTCCACTTCGCTGTTATAACCACGCAGCACCTTAATGGCATAATCGCGCAGCTCGTAACAAATACCTTCTTTGTTAAAACCAGCTGTCGTTATGCCAAACAGAAGGGACTGCAATCGTGCGCCGGTTGCAGTCTCCAGAACGTCCCAGACATCACGGGTTTTATGCGCATGAAGTTCGTCGACGATGCCACAATGGATATTGAGACCATCCAGATTGTTGGCATCAGAAGAAAGCGGTTCAAACTTGGATGCTGTCTGCTCCTGGTAGATCGCCAGTTTATTGAATTCAAACAGTCGCCCCAGTGTAGGTTTCGCTTTTTTAACCATGTTTTTCGCATCTTCAAAAACGATACGAGCCTGATCCCGCGTTGTCGCTGCGGAATAAACCTCTGCCCCGCCCTCACCATCGGCGCCAGCCATATAGAGACCAACGCCAGAGGATAATGTCGACTTGGCGTTTTTACGGGCTACCTCGTTATATGCCGTGCGAAACCTGCGAACCATCACAGGACGGCCACTGCCATCATTACGCAGCACAACTTCGCCTGTTTCTTCATTTACCAGGGGGATAACAAAACCGAATATGTTGATCAGAATGAAAATATGCCAGTCCATCAGCTCAATCGGCTGGCCTGCCAGTGCTCCTTTAACATGAGGCACGAATTTATAGAAATTGAGGATGTGCTGTGCGCGGGGCTCGCTGAAATAGATACCACGTTCCTCACCGTGTTTCAGATCATCAAGAAAACGCTGGCAGGCGAGGCGGGCAAATTCACAAGTGATAACTTCACCGGCAACGACGCGTTCGGCGTAACGTATCCCATCGGCAACTTTAGCCATTAGTCCCTCGCTTTCATAAATTGAGCAATAAGATCAACTTCGTCCGGAGTTTTTGTACTTACCTTAGATCGACTGGCAGGCGTCATTCCGAACTCACCAAGCATGGCTCGCAGCCTCTTCCAGGCGTCGGCTTTCATAATTGCTGCCGGGTGTGCCTTTATCATGACGTCACCAGTCTGCGTTTCAGTTCGGTACGTATATCCCTCAATCTCCAGCGTGTCGCAGTGATGTCTGTATTCGGTATACGCTTCCACAAGCAGCTCAAGGGCTCGCCCATCAAGCTGAGATATGACGCCAATGGCATCAAGTTCTTCGGCCATCCGCTTAAACCAGTACTTCCCCTGCTTGTCGAAATGCTTGGGAACTGGGGGGACCCCTTTAGGTGGCTGCGGCTCGTTTTTGTTGATTGGTCGTTTGGATGGGTTACCCCTCACCAAACGCAGATGGGTAGGGGTTTTCGGCGGTCCTGACATAATCGAAAACTCCTATTAATCATCGGCTAGGGGACCCCAAAAAAAGTTTTCTAACCTGCGGCGATGTGAAGAAAGGCTAGGCGGCGGTCCTTTGGGCGCCCGGTTACAGGGATTTGACCTCCCCCTCCCCTCCACATCCGTTGATGGTAATCATTATCATTTAAAGCGCTCGCGCCCTGTTTTCGAGCGGTGGCAAGGCCAGCACAGGCTTTCAAGGTTCGAATCATCATCGGTACCCCCATGAGCCTTAGCCTTGATATGGTCAACGGTTGTGGCCGCGACAGCGCGTCCAGTACGCAGGCAGTTCTGACACAGATGGTTGTCACGCTTCAGGATACGGGCTCGTTTGATATCCCACTTACTGCCGTAGCCACGCTCATGGCGACTCTTACCCTGCTGGTGCTGTTGCCAGCCCTCATTGCGATGCTGCTCACAGTAGCCTGAACGGTCAGTAGTCGTACCGGGACAACCTCGCTTGCGACATGCGCGAGGGATTAACGCTGGCATGGTTCAATCCTCACGGAACCGTAAAGCGTGTGCCGCTTCACTTCACCGTTCTCCACCGTCATAAAACCGCGCTCGTCGGGAACGGCTGCGATTACTTCGCCCTTCTCATCGTCAGCAGTGAAGACATGCTTAACCTCTACACCGTCGAGATAAACGGTGTATCGTTCCTGAGCGAGATTAATTTTTCTGCCGGGATCGTCATCTAATACAGTGAGACGCATATGACCTCCTGCTATTTAAATCCCAAGAAGGCGACGGAGTTTACCGTTACTTTTGAAATCTCTTTCTACCGCCACTAAAGCCTGCTGTACACCTTCGTTAGCAGCGTTCTTCATAGCATCTCGCAAGCGCTCAACCTCTTCATTGGCTGCCAGAGCATTCCGCAGAACCTCTTCAATGTTTGCATGAATACTTATTTCATTGGTGCTGATGGTTACCTTGTTCTGCACCGGTTCATCGCGCTGGATACCAAGGTTGATGTTGTAGATATTGGTCACCGGCTGAGGTGTTTCGATTGCCGCTGCGTGGATCGCACCATTGGCGATAGTGGCGTCGTTGATGAATGGCACTCCATTGCGAATAAGTTCGAAGGAGACGGTGTCACGAATGCGCTGATCCAGCTCGTCGATTGCCTTCTGTGCAGCGGAGGTATAAATATCAACGCCAAGCGTCACCGAAGCGCAATATTGCTGCTCACCAAAGCGCGTATTGACCAGGTGTTCTACGGCAAATTTCTGCCCTTCTGATGTCAGAAAGGTAAAGTGATTTTCTTTCTGGTATTCAGTTGCTGTATGCCTGGTTTCAGCAAAACCCAGCTCGCGTAATTCAGCGGCACCAGATTTAGACGGCAGGTCACCTGACAGCAACGCGCCACGGAAAAAGAGCGCATAAAGCACTTCATTAGCAGCGCCAGATAGCGTAATAATTTTGTTACTCATGGTATTTTTCCTTTTACATGTGGATGTGTGATACGCATAAAAAAGCCTCGCAATTGCGAGGCCTGGGGTTATTTGTATCGCGACCCACTACCTGTGAATGACAAACAGAGATTTACATTTAGGGCAAAGTAACGCCTGTTGTTGGCGTACTTTCGTGGTCGAGTGTGTGGATTTATGTCCGCATATCGGGCACATGACAGTCGTATTGGCTGCAAGCCCAACACGCTGCATTGCATAATCGAAAAATGACATGGTGGTTAACCTTTCAATGAATGGGGCTTATTATACCATGCATAGTTCAATTATTAATCAATCATCATCGCATGCTTGATGCCATTTAGCTTTGTCGCAGGCACTCAGTGAATGCCTGCTGTAATGCTATTGCCGTTCCTGTTCGATCCGGCGTATTCCTGCCAGTTGGTTATTCGCTTTTTCAATAGCAGCCAGCAACGGCTTAATCCATAGAACAGCCTGGCAATATGTCAGGGTGCTGGCGGTAGTGGCGTTATCACTGGCTGCGTCAGCGCTCCCGGAATCGGTGTGCATTGCCCCGGTACGTAAACGGTTCGCGTAGTCGAGCAACCCACCAGCGACATCAGCAGGAACAGGCAGGTCACAAGTTTTTTCACGTCGAAGAATCTCCCGGTATTCGATGACAGTCTTTTCGGTACCTGCATCGATCAACGAATTAAGGCGGCTGGCATTCTCAGCCACCTGATTGAAGCGGTTGAAGTTGAAAGCCTGCACCGCGATAACCCGTCCCTGTAGCGCGTTATCATGCTCCAGAACTCGCTTATCGCTTTGCGCTGTGCTCAGGTCAGCCTGGCTGTTTGCCAGCAGAACACCGAGAATAGCGACAGCGCCAACGACAATAACCACCGCGATAATTACCAGCCACCAGCGCCATGACGTTTTCAGTGATGCTAGTAGAGCTTCAATCATGATTCTTTCACCGAACTGGTGCCATTCATCAACGGTAACATGCGGCTATCCCTCGGCTCGTTAACCGGCCAACGATAACCCGTCACGCGGGAACGTGAGAATGCACGAATATTGATAGCGTCGGACTGATTACCACCGAGGACCATCAGGTCACCATTCTGGTGCTGCCCGACCACAAATCCGACATGGCCGCCGCCGTCGCGACTGAATACCACCACACATCCATAGGCTGGCTCGCGAAGTTCGACGCCCCAGTTGAGATAGGATTTTGCAGACTCGAAACGGGTGGATTTGATTCCGACGCGCTCAAGCATCGACCCGACGTAAGCGGCACACCAGGGCGTTTCATCATCTTTAATTCCACCTCGTTTAATGTCCTTCCAGAACTGGAGGATTAACGGATTGTGTCGCGGGCCTTTAATTTCCATCTGCCCCATGTATTTACGGGCTTCCACCAGCCAGCGCGGTTCATTGCTGATTGTCATCGTTCACCCCTGCCCTTTTTCTGAGTGCGCTGATAGCGATCTCGCGCAGTTTGTCCACGCCAACGAATCCAATCACACCGCCAACAAACGGTGATATCGATACCGGAAGTCCGACCACATCAAGCGCACTGGTGATACATAAAGAAAGAGCGCCACAAAGGACGCCCTCAAGCCATTTATTCTTACGGGTGGCACCGTCATATATCAGGCGACCGTAGGCAATGAGGCCAGCAAACAACGCCCCCGATATCTGGGGCCAGGAGTTGTTCAGGCCGTTCAGTACCTCTGCCCAGAAGTCAGGAGTTTTTTCGTTCATTTTCATAGTCTCTCACCTCCGATAGTACGGATGGCGCTGTGTGTGATGAAAGGGTCAGGCCCTCGGGCTGGATTTAACAACGAAGCATGTCGATGATGATTCCCGTGAGCCTGAAATAGAAAAGGCCACGCAAATGCGCAGCCTGTAACCAGAAATCAATATTGTCTTTACATCAATTTTTCTTAAGGTTAAATTCTTCTGACAAGTTGATGAAAGACAACTTGAATATTAGCTATTTGTTCTCTGTTATGCCCGCAACCCAATGCGGGCTTTTTTTCGCCCTGCTAAAAGTTCCACCGTTGTGAGCCTTTTTGCTATGCAATAATGGATGCGTGGTGCCGGGTGTCTCCCGGTGATCCTTTGGCTGACAACCCATGCCTCACGAACATTTCACAACGGGATATAGAAAAGGCCGTGCATTTGCATAGCCCTGAAAGATGTTTATGCTTTATTAATTCGCTGGAATATCTGGCATGGCGCGATCCATAGAAGAGCTAATTAACGCCTTAATAGCGTTGCATACCTGATAAAATCCACCCAGCTGAGATGAGACAGAAAAACGGGAGACGTCGTCTCCTGAGCCTACTTCAGCATAAAATGATGAGTTCTCATACCAGAGTGAGATGCTTACGCCCTGCCTGTAGCCACCTGTTAGCGGAGAATCATCAAGAGTGGTTGCAATCACGAAATTCAAGTGGTAACGGCTGTCCATATTGAGTTGGGGGATTAAGACAGGAAAGAACTTCCCCTCCTCCTCCCAAATACCAATGTCCACATAAGGCCATCTTGTTCCGTCAGAACCAGTCCACTCACGAGATGTAAGATCAAGAGAACCTGAATACTCTCGTAGTAGTTCGCTCCCCTTCTCCTGAAGTTTATCCTGTAACTTCCATTGCGCCTCGACCAGTTTAGTGCGTTTTTCTTTCAGATCCTTAAATGTTAATTCCATGCCACTCTCCAGACAACTTTTGAAAGGAATCTGCATAGTAACTCACCCTGAAAGCACATGGTTATATTTCACTTACACTGAGTGCGAAAAACAAAAACCCCACCATTTCTGGCAGGGCTTCGATTGTTAAGCTGTGTGTCGAAGTGACCACTCTTAACACGTTACATTACTTTTTGCGGACCGCAATAATGTTTTTTATTATTAAAACAGGTATTTTATGGAAAAAAATCAAACCATAGCGAGCAAATAGTGACCAATACTACTTCTTTTCAGATCTTCTATGATGCAGAAGACACTGAATTGGCACAGCATAAAATTGATGCAAAAACACTTAGCATTTCCATAGGTTCTATGGCTGATTTAATTTCAGCCGCCGATAAACGGCTTAACGACGGTCAACAAACTGTGAAGTTGATGGTGACAAACCCGGCCGAGGCTGGCTCTCTCGGCGTATCCTATACGATGATGGAACTTGTCCCACATGCAATCAATGTTGCGAAAGTGATCGGATTGACAGGGTTAGCCGGCGCAGCAATTGGTGCACCTGCATTATCGTTAATTCGACAGTTGGGAAGTAAGAAAGTCATTTCCATCACGAAACGAGCAGGTACAAACCAATCCGTTCTTGAGCTCGAAGGTGAAGAGATTGTTTGTCATGATTCTGTAGCAAAGCTAGTGACTGATCCAGAAATTAGGAATGCTTTAGTGAACGTTGTGCGCGCACCTTTAGACGGGAAAGAAGGCGCAGTGTTCAAAGTTCTGAATGAAGACGGTATCGAAGTCGTCCGCCTGGAAGGTGAAGAAACTGAGGAAATAAAACCACTTCCCAGGGGCACTTTGCTGGAAAAAGAAGAATCAGTGGAAGAAGTAAACGTAAGATTCGTCCAAATAAACTTTGAAGGAACAAAAGGTTGGAGGATTGAGTACCTCGGAGAGGAACATGCAGTTTCGTTTGAGGATCAACTTTTTATACATCAAGTCCAAAATGGGATCGTTAGTTTCACCAAAGAAGATTTGTTTGTCGTTGACCTCAAAACAACAAAAACTTTCACTGCACGTAATGCTTCAACCAAGTATGCTATAACCAAAGTTAAGCGAAAACGCCCTGCTGAGGCTTGATTAACGTGGCATTAAACTTGCAGATAGCGCAACTGATCTTCTGGATAGGAGTGATTATGATCATTCCTACCTTTAGTCGTTTCTGCTATTCGGCATCTGCTTTGCTATGGCGTCGATTGTTTCCTACCAGGACCTTTGAGTTCCGGTATCACGATGAAGATACTGGTACAACTAAAACACTCATAGTTAAGGTGCCAAGAAAAAACGGCAAAATGCTTACCAGCCTTATTGATGAGGCTATTTCGGAGAATTCAAAACCAAAATGAGTTCTCAAAGTAAAGGTTTAAGTACTGGAAAAGCGACACTTTCCACTGGTGGTTGGGGAGCAATACTCAGCGTTTTAGTTGGTGCAGTTCTTACAGACCCCAACAGCGTGTGGAGGACGGTTGCTTATGCCCTTGTGCCTGGTGTTGCTGCTGTCCTTACCTACGTGATGAATTGGTTCATTTCTAGGCATGGGTTTGAATCACCAGAAGATGCAGCTAAACGAGCGAAGTGTAAACGAGATTTAGCTGAGATCGAAAAACAGCTAAGCTCAGAGCATTTAACCCCTGAAATTGAAGCCAGGCTGATGCAGGCAAAGGCCAAGACAATTGAAATACTCGTTTCTATTGGCAGCGACTCTATCCTTGAAGCCTCATCACGTTCGAGCCAACTACCAGATACTGCCGGGCCTCAAGGCTAACCGGCAGTCTTGATTTTAACAATCAATCATCCATGTCAAGTCGAATATCAAGCATAGCCAAACATCCGTCTATAAATCCTTCTGCCATCTGTATCTCGATGCGTATCAATTTCTCATCTTTTTTACGCGCTTTCGCAATCTTCCTCTTAGATATTCCGTATAGGTAGTGGGCAACAAGAAGTGAATGCTCATATGGTTTTCGGTTTTTCAATCGCGCCAGGCACCCTTCGATGATCAGCGCATCATCGTCAGTACAAGACGGTCGGGAGCTACCTATTTGCGGCAACAGCCCTTTAAATCCTGCAGCTATAGGAGAATAGTCCACGCCAGAACTATCACTGGCAGCCCACCCGCCCCATCTTTCGAGTAACATTTGAATATCACGCATCACTTTTCTCCATACACTTAAGCTTTCGCAATTACGCCGATCGCCAGCGCCCGATCCATAAAACGCAGTAGCAGCTCAAGCTGCGTACCATGCTTATGCTCGAATGCCGGTACATCGGCGTGTAACTCGTCGTGGCACTCTCTGCACAGAGGGATCACGAAGAGGTCATGGGCTTTTGTTGCTGTACCACCCATACCGTGCCCTACGAT